GGTGGGTTTTTGGGTACGGAACGTAAAAACGAGATGACTACGTGGTATGGTTTATATAATAGTGACTACGATGAAAATGATCTCAAGTATGTTACTAATCCGTTTAAAGTAGAGGATGGGTTCCCTGCTAAGGTTCAAAACTTCAATATTATTAGGCCTAAGATTGATCTTTTGATAGGAGAAGAATCCAAACGTCCTTTCGATATAAGGGTGATACAAACTAATCCAGAGGTAGTTACTCAATTGCAGGATAAGAAGAAAGAACTTTTAATGCAATATATAGCAAGTGTAGTTGGTATACAACAAGATGAGAATGGAGAACCTGTTACACCTAAAGAGATTGAGAAGTATTTGAAGTATTCATATAAGACTGTTGCTGAGGAAACAGGGTATCATGCATTGAATTATTTGCGTGAGAAACTTAATCTTGACAACGAGTTTTTAAAAGGTTGGAGAGATGGTTTAATTGCTAGTGAAGAGATATATTATGTATCTACTTTAAATGGTGAACCTTTCTTAGAACGTGTGAATCCTTTGAATTGTGACTATGATAAGGACCCAGATGTAGAGTTTATAGAGGATGGTGACTGGTTTGTAAGGTATATGCAAATGAGTCCAGCTAATATTTATGATAGGTTTTTTGATCTTATGGATGAGAAAGACCTTGACAGAATGTTAGAGTTTTCTGGTGAAGGTACCCCTAATTCTAGTATGGGGTCTTCTATGAAAGATGCTGTAGAGTTTAGAGATGTAACAACTCGTAAATATTTTAAGAGTTCTGAGACAGATTTAAATTTAATGGATGTATATCATGGTGTATGGAGATCTTATAAGAAAGTTGGTTTCCTAACATATACAGATGAAAGTGGTGAAGAAGTCAGTACTATTGTAAGTGAAGACTATAAACCGTTAGATACAGATGTTATAGAATGGGATTGGATTCCTGAAGTATGGGAAGGGTTTAAAGTAGCTGATGATATATATATAGGTATAGGACCTGTAGAATATCAACATACTTCTGTAAATAGTATATCTTCAAGGAAATTACCTTATTGTGGTATTATATATAATAATACCAACTCTTTACCAAAATCCCTGGTGGCTCTGATGAAACCTTTACAATATATGTATATTATATTGTGGTATAGGTTAGAATTAGCTTTAGCTAGAGATAAAGGTAAAGTTCTTAACATGGACATTACACAGATACCTAAAGGATTAGGTATTGATGTTAATCAGTGGATGCATTATTTAAGTGCTCTTGGCGTAAACTTTATAAACCCTTATGATGAAGGTTGGGATGTACCTGGCAGAGAAGGTGGAAAACCAGCAGGTTTTAATCAGATATCTAATATAGATTTATCTATGATGGATGTCATGACTGGGTATATTAATCTGATGGCCAAGATTGAAGATATGATAGGCGAGATATCAGGAGTTAGTAAACAACGTCAAGGGTCTATATCTAAAACAGAACTGGTTGGTAATGTTGAACGTGCTGTAATACAGTCTTCGCATATTACGGAACCTTTATTTTGGTTTCATAACCAAGTTAAAAAACATGCACTTACAATGTTGTTAAATGTTGCTAAACACGCTTGGAGTGATAGTGATAGTCCTGTCTTACACTATGTTATGAATGATGCTGAACGTGTATTCATGAGTATAGAGAAGGATTTCATATATGCTGATATGGATGTATTCCTTGGTGATAATACAAAACAGAATCAGGATATTGAAGCTATTAAGACTCTATTACAACCAGCTATGCAGAATGGTGCCACTTTATTAGAAGCAGCTGAAATATTATCTTCTGAGAATTTATCACAAATTAAACTTAAATTAGCGGATATAGAGAAACGTAAGGAAGAGATGCTGGCACAACAGGCACAAGCAGAGCAAATGCAAGTACAAATGGAAATGCAAACTAAGTCTGAAGAACTCAGGATTAAAGAAGAGGATTCAATACGTAGAGCTGAAACTCAGATACAAGTAGCATTAATTGGTGCTGCTAATCAGGGTGATGGTGATATAAATAATGATGGTGTGGAAGATAATTCACAACTTATGGATTTTCAGTTGAAACTTGAAAAACAGAGAGAAGATATAAAAATTAAAACTGATCAAAATAAGGAAGCTGTTAGAAAAAATAAAAAGGCTGAAGAACAGCGTCAGCAAGAAATAGATATTAAACGCAAGCAAGCGAATAAACCGAAACCTACTAATACAAAATAATTATGGCAAAGAAGAAGACGGAGGAAGCTCCTAATGTATTTGGTGGATTCGAGGCTTTATCAAAGAGTTTATTACCAGGCAGTGGACCTGTAGATAAGGACGAGGAGATACCATGGAAAGATCCAGAAGACGTTATTAATGATAATGAAGAACTGGAAGAAAATAAGGAAGAAGAAGTAGAGGAACCTGAAGAAATAAAAGAACCAGTTAAACCTACTAAAAAGACTAAACCTGAAAAGAATGAAGAGATAGAAGATGAAGAAGACCTTGAAGAAGAAAAACCTGCTAAGAAAAGCAAAAGAGAAGTTGAAGATTCAGAAGATGAGTCTGAAAATGAGGATGATAATGAAGATATTGAAGGTGAAGTAACTAGTTTTCTTAAGGATCGTCTATCAGAGGAACTTGGTTGGGATCTAGACGAAGATGATAAATTTGAGTCTTTAAAAGATGTGGTTGATTATATGAAGTATTTAGTTGAGGAGAATTCTAAACCTAACTATTTCAGTGATGAGGTTAAATCACTCGACGAGTATGTTAGGAATGGTGGTAAGATAGACAATTATTTTAAAGAAGTTTATGGTGGTGTTGGTGAGTTAGATTTAGATAAGATTGATTTAACTCGTGAGTCTAATCAGAGAACTGTTGTTAAAGAACTACTTAAAGAACAAGGGTTTAGTGCAGAACGTATACAGAAGAGACTTGATAGGTATGAAAAAGACGAAAGTCTTGAAGCTGAAGCAGAGGATGCTGTAGAATTATTAAAAGAATACAAATCAAATAAAGAGAAAAAGCTATTAGATGATCAGAAAAAAGTAGCAATGGAGCAGATCAAAACGCAACAAAAGTTCATAGAAAACGTACAAAATAATGTAAAGTCCCTCGAAAATATAAGAGGGATAAAGATTTCTAGTAAGGAAAAGAATGAATTACTAGATTACATATTTAAGCCTGGTTCTGACGGTTTAACAAATTATCAGAAAGATTACATGTCTGATATTCGTAACTTGATTGAATCGGCTTATTTTACTAAAATGGGGGACTCGCTTATAAACGAAGCAAAGAAAAAGGGTTCTTCAGACGCTTATAAAGAGTTCCATCAGAAACTAAAAGCTAACAAAGGCAAGAGATCCAAGAATTCAGGAAGCCTAGAGAATGGCTCAGACTCTGATCTATTATTAAGCTCATTAAGTAAAAGTTTATTAAATAAAGTATAATTATTAATTTTTATTAAAGGTTATTATGGAAAATAATGTATTAAATAAATTGCAGCTCTATCGTACAAAATGGTTTTCGGATCTTGCTGACGAGAAGATGCTTGCTAATACACTACTTACCAGACCTCATGAAGTATCTCCTGTTCTGTCTTATATAATGGGACGTTTCAATCAAGGAAGCGTTATCGATTATATAACCAACGGTATGGGTAAAGTCATGACTATTGAAAACCGGCAGTATGAATGGCGTGTTATGATCGAATCAGAACGTGCCGTTACTATACGTAATGCTCAGATTGATGGTACAACCATTGTATCTACAGACGTACCTGGTATTAATGGTCAGCCTATTACACTTTGGTTGTCAGATAAGTGGTTTGGTCCAGGAGCTATTATCGAGTTTGATGATAAAGAATATCAAGCTAGAATAGTCGCTGAACCATATCAGGATGGCGAAAATTGGGTCTATACAGTAGTTTTAGCCGATGGCCAGGCTGCTTCTTATATACCACCTTCACTTCTTGCTGCTGGTAAGCAGGTATCAAGGGTAGGTAGTGCATATGAAGAAGGTAGTGATGAAGCTGATATCGTGAATTATCAGACTCCTTTCATGCTTAGGAATCACCTCACAACCATGCGTCTTACTTATGACATCACTGGTGATGCTTATTCGTCAGTAATGGTTATTGAGATTCGTGAACCTGGTACAAAAAAATCAACAAAATATTGGGCTCCTTATCAGGAATGGATTGCTCTTCGTCAGTGGTATGAAAGAGTTGATTACATGACAATGTATTCAAAATATAATGCTAATGCTGATGGTACAGTAAGTCTGATTGGTACAAACGGTCGTCCAGTTTATATTGGTGCTGGTATTCTTCAGCAGATTGCTCCTGCCAACAGGAAGTCTTATACAACTCTTACATTAGATCTTCTGGATACATACATGTCAGATCTTTCATTCAATATCCGTGGATTCGGTGAGCGCAAGTTTCTTGCTCTTGCTGGTGAAATGGCTATGCGTGAATTCGACAGGGTACTTAGAGATAAAGCATCTGGTTATACCTTAGTAGATACCAAATTCGTTACAGGTAATGGTCAGGAACTTACTCTTGGTGGTCAGTTTGTAACTTACAAAGGTCTTAATGGTGCTGAGCTTACACTGAAACATTTACCGTTATATGATGATCCTATCCGTAATAGGAAACTTCATCCAATAACAGGTAAACCTCTTGAATCATATCGTATGACATTCCTTAATATTGGAATGAAAGACGGTGAAGCTAACATTAAGAAAGTTGTTAGAAAAGATCGTGAACTTGTTATGTGGCACACCGCTGGTGCTGTTGCTCCTGGTTCAGGTCATTCAAAATCAATCACAACTTTACGTTCAAACACAAAAGATAGTTATCAGGTTAACTTCCTGTCCGAACAGGGCGTGATGGTTACTGATCCTACCAGCTGCGGTGAACTCTATTGTGATGCTGAATAAATAAAACTGGTTGTGAAGTGGGGTGGTTACTCACCACCCCGAACAACCTAATATAAACCGTTAAACAACGAGGAAAATGAAAGCAATATTACGACCGATAAAAAGAGACAAGTGGTCAGGTTTAATTAAATATAGGAATTGTTATGAGGATTTAGCTCCATACTTTACAAGATCTGGTATGATATATACTGGTCTGACTAGTTCAGACGAAGAACGACTTGGTAAAGCTATTGGGTTAGATCTTAGAAAAGGTTCTGAATTTTGGAAGAACTTTTTTATTAGGACTTATACAGGTGATCTTATTTTAGATTTAGAGGATCCAAATGATGAATTAAAATTTTTATTTTTAAAGAATCATAAGAGGGTTAAAACATCAGAATTTGAACATAAAGCAAGTGCTAATTTTATACTAATAAATAAAGAAGAAGAAGCTAAGAAGTCTAACTTAATTAATAAAGTAAGACGCAAGGCGATAAAAGAATTTGATTCATTAACTACAGAAGATATACGTAAGGTTCTTAGATTGTTTGGTTTTAATGGAGATAACATGGAACCAGAAGTTGCAGAGAATAAACTATTTGATGTAGTTGAGAATAACCCACAAACGTTTATAGATAAGTGGGTAAATAATGATCATAGAGAGATTGAAGTAACAGTGGAACGTGCCATCTCTATGAACATTATAAGACGTAGTAAAAATATTTATAAATATGGGTCTGAATTAATAGGGCGTTCTATGTTAGAAGTTATAGACTTTTTAGAGAATCCTAAAAATCAGGACATATTGTTATCTATTATGAAATCAATACAATCTAAGGTTTACATAGAAGAACCTATTCGTGTTAAAGATATAGAAGAAGAATTAAAGACAGATATGGTAAAAGACCATGTCAAAGAAATCATAGATTTAGACGAAGAGGAAGTTAAATTTAAAGCTAGACCTAGGAAAAAAGGAGATACTATATAATGACAATACAAGAGATGCACGATGCTTTTAAGATGGAACTTGATAAGTCAAGTAGCTTACAATTACCATCTTTTGAACCAGAAGAAATAGACTACTGGTTGAATCGTGCTATACGGCAATTTGTTAAGAATAGGTTTTTAGGTAGTGATAAAGGGGTAGGTTTTGAACAAATATCAAAACGTACTATGGACTTATCTACACTAGTAGAAGAGGAAGTACTTACCTATAAAACTGGTGTACCAATAGAATTAGATTTAGGTACAGTAAAAGATAATTCTTATATTGCCGATCTGTCACGTTGCGCAGAAGATTTATGGTTTATTGTTGGTGAAGAAGTTGAGATATCATATTTAAGTATACTAGATGATTATACTTTAGTAACTACAGGTAACCTAGTAATAGGGAATTCATACAAAGTATATACAGGTAGTATCACACACAATGCTGTATTATACTATGCAGATGAATATTTTGTAGCAGCTAATGCCAATTTTGTTGGTACTGGTACTGTTATCGCTGCTTCTAATAAAAAACAAGGTGTTACAGAATGTACTGTAAATACATATAGATCTCATATAGACAACCCTTATAGTGAATTTAGACTTCATTATGAGGAGGCAAAACCTTTGCGTCTCATATTTCAAAGATATGCAGAACTTATTACTGATGGTAATTATGGTATACTATCGTATAGTGTAAGGTATGTAAAAAGACCAGTGGAGGTTTCAGCTGGAGCTATCAGCGTTGATTGCGAGCTACCAGAACATACACATGATGAGATTGTTGTTTTAGCTGCTAATATGGCACTTGAAAATATAGAACAACCTAGATTCAAATCTAATCAGGTATCATTAAATAAAGTAGAATAATTAATTTTAATAAATTATGTTGACAAGAGTAAATAAGGTATTAATCGGGAAGGATATTAACCGGGATGCACAAGTGGTTCCAGGGGCTACATTAGCCACAATCACTTTAAGCACAGGCCTTGCTGATGGTGAAGTAGTTGTTCTTGATAAATATAAAAAAGTATTAGCAGCCGGTGCAACCGTGTCTGATTCTGATACTATTTATGTTTGTCAGGCTACTAGTAAAACCTTCAACTATACTAACGAGCCTGGTACAGCTGTTACTGGTGCTAGGGAAGTATTGATGTCCGATCCAATACAAGGTAAAAACGTCAGGTCTTTTAAATCTGAAGCTTTTACTGTAAAAGCAGAACAAACTGCTGCTGTAGACCTCACTGGGTTAACTCCCGTTGCAGGTACAGAATATCTAATTAGAGTTATATACAAAGATATGGAAGAGTATCCTTCACAGTTTACACAGACATATCGTCATATTGCAACTGCTGCTGATGCTGTTGCTATTGATACATTTGGTGCTTCTTTAATTGCTAAAGTGAATGCACATTCAGGTCGTAGGGTTCAGGCTAGTTATGATAATGGGTCAGATGTATTAACACTTACTGGATTAGAAATTCCATCATGTTGCACAGCTCTTACAGATCTGGAAAAATTCAGGATGGTTCATTTTGAAGTTCGTTTCTTATATGTAGATTCAGATGGTAATTGGCAGACTATGCCTTCTACTGTAACAACTGTTACATATGCAGGTCCTACTTTTGGTAGTGGTAACTGGGAGCAGATTCGTGATTTAGAGAGGGAAGCTCAGCCATATATTGGTGTAAGCAATTTCACTCAATTTCCTGTAATATTACCCACAATGGCTACCACAGTTGATAGTTATTATGATCTTATCGTTATCGAGCATGATCGTGAATACTTATCACCTGGTATTAATAGTTATCAGAAGACCCCTATAACATTAGTATTAGCTTTAGCTACTGCTGTTGATGGTGTTAATGCTGGTACACAGGCTGCTGACATACTTGGACAATTAAACCCATGGATGAACTCAGCTGGATTTGCTAGTATCACAATTTAATTATAGGAGGATAAAAAACATGGCAAATCAGTTTAATATAAGGAGAGTAGCTTTTGGTAATTTCTCATTACCAACTAATAACTCAGCTAATACTGCATCTACGCTTAGCGCTAGTGCAGGTGTGTATATTCCAAAAGGAGCTATTGTTACAGGTATATATTTCTTACCTGGAGATGCATTAACAAACGCATCTAATTTAAAAAATGCTACAGTTAATGTTAAAGTTGGTACATTAGTATTAGGTACTAATAACAGGGTAGCTTCTCAAGCATTAGTTCAAACAGCTGGTGCATCAATTAACTTATCTGTTACACCTATTTATGTATCTGCTGGTGGTGACGTTATAGTACATTTTGCATCTAGCGATGCAGATAGAACTGGCGTTGTACTTGATGCAGATATATATGTAGAGTATCTGTATTGTGATGATAGAGATGACAAATAGTATGAATTAGGTTGATTGGGGGCTTAAAAACCCCCAACAATCTTTTTTAATTTTAGTACAATGGAGAAAGAACCAAGAATTTTAATTGGTGATACCGTTGGTAAAAACAACGAGGATCTTGATAAATCTGTACAGCGTGTGGATAAATCTAAAATGTATGAAGACCAGTCCACTATAATAATATGCCCCACACGAGGGGTGTTTCCAACCAGAGTAGTACAATCGTGGATGAAGTTAATGAGACCTATGAATCAGTCAGTTGCTGGTCCTATTTTTGCAGAATCAATGAAAGTTGATACGGCTTATGAAAGTCTCATAACCTATATATTGAGTAATGATTATTTAAAAAAATATAAATATATACTTACTATAGAAGAAGATAATTTACCACCACCAGACGGTCTTATTAGACTGTATGAGAGTATGGATAAATATGATGTAGTAGGTGGTTTATATTGGGGTAAGGGAGAAGAAGGGTTTCCTATGATATTTGGGGATCCTAAAAATCCAAATGACTTCAAACCTCAAACCCCTATTCCAGGTGAAGTACAAGAAGCTAATGGTTTAGGCATGGGGTTTAATTTGTTTAAGTTAGATATGTTTAAAGACATACCTCAACCTTGGTTTAAGACTGTACAAGAAATTGATGATCAGGGAAACAGCGTGTCTAATACACAAGACTTGTATTTTTATAAAAAGGCTAAAGAATTGGGTTATAAATTTGCGTGTGATAACAGAGTGCTTGTTGGGCATTATGATAATCGCACAGATATAGTTTGGTAATATGAGTATATTAATAAATGAACCTCGTTTAGATTTAGCTTGTGGCGATAATAAACGAGAGGGGTATAAAGGGGTGGATATTAAAGATACTTTATCTGCAGATTATGTTGTAGACTTACAGAGATATCCGTGGCCCATAGAATCAGAAAGTACAGAAGAAGTAAATTGTTCTCATTATTTAGAACATATACCACATTTAGACGTACAAGGTATAATAAAAGATTGTAGTTCGTTTAAAGAGTTTAAAGATAAAGTTATTAATACTAAAGATGGTATAATTAACTTTTTTAATGAATTATATAGAATATTAAAACCTGGTGGTAAAGTGCATATAGTTAGTCCTTATTTTTCATCTATTAGGGCTTTTGGTGATCCTACACATACTAGGTATATATGCGATTGGTCTTTTTTGTATGTTAATAAACAATGGAGAGAAGACAATCATTTAGAACACTATGGTTTGGATTGTAATTTTGATGTCAAGGTTTCTTATTATATAAGTAATGAGATGACATTAAAATCGGATGAGATTAGAGCAAAAGCATTTAAACATGATTTGAATGCAATAGATGACATTATGGTTGAATTAACCAAAAAATAAATAATGACAAAAAACGCTAGATATAAAAGATCTTATATCATTAAAGCAAAATATAATTACGATGATAATGGTGGTACCATTGGGACGTATGGTTTAGGTGCCATTATCCCAGATGGTGCCATTGTTACTCGTGCATTTTATAATGTAAACACTACCTTTACTACAGATGGTGCCGATGCCGGTACTATTGCTATACAATTAGAAGCAGCAAATGATATAGTTTCTGCTTTAACTGTTAGTAATGCAGCTTGTATATGGGATGCTGGAATACATTCAACTAAAGTACCTTTTGGTGCAGTTGCTTCTGCTTTAGCAGATGGTACATATGCAGCGGATCCAGAAGGTGGTATAATTAATGATGTTGGTAATTTAAAAGAACAGGGAACTCCACCTTATATTATTACCACGGAAGATAGGGAATTATCTGTTGTTGTTGCTACACAAGATGTAACAGCTGGGGATATGGATATTTATGTAGAATATGTAA